AGCGGGCCGGCTGGCTGCCTTACCAATGGCGTCGGCAATAAAATCTAAGCCTACGTTGACAATCAAATTGTCCCGGTAGATGGTTTCAGTGTCGCCATTGGCGCGAGAGACGATTAATGTCATCGCGCCATGAAGCTGCATGGTTTCGTCGATCATGGAAGTCCTTGAAAAAAAATGGCGCAGCACCTTGAAGTGCCGCGCCATCGTTGAGAAAGAGGTGTTTAGTACAGACGAACCGTGGTCAATACACCGACGGGATCTAAAGCTTGCGTCGCCGATTCGACTTCGCCGCCCATGCGGCCAACGAACAGCCTTCGGTCAGTCGAGGTCTGGCAGACTCCGATGCAAAGTCTGTCTGAAGCTTCAATAGCCAATGCCACGTTGATGCGCTGGGAGAGATGGTCTTCAAGAAAGAAGGCGCCAATTGCCGCGTCATAGCCCACCAACAGCGAGCCGGTTAATCCGCTGGCATACCAGATGACGCAGGTAGTCACTTCCGATGGGATAAACCAGAAGGTCGTATGAAATATCGCTGGAATATTGACGGTCCATGCCGCCTTAGTCGTATCCTTGACCATTAAACCATCGCCATAGCGGCCCGCATCGAAGGAGACTCCGGAAGGCTGACTTGTCACTGGCCCGCCAAAGCCAGCGAGCGCGCCATTTAAGCGCCAGCCATAAATCTCGTTCTCCTGCAGTCCTTCTTCCCGCGAAATCTGAAACCGTGCATCCACATTAGCCAGGGATCCGTCGTAACTCCACTGCCGCTTGGCCGAGTCACTCCGCCACGGGTAGTTCACCTCCAACCAGGTCGTGCGGTCATCGACCGAGGCACCCAGGTTGTTCTGTAAGGTGTTTTGCGCCCGGGTGGGCAAGATCAGATCGACCTCGAACAGGTATTCGCTACTTGCCGCGCCACTTTCCATGCGCAGGGCTTCGCGTCCGTTAACCGACACAACGTTTGCAAAATGACGAATTCCCGGAAAACCGGTCGCTTGCTCGTCACGCTCTAAAATCAGATTCGCGTTTTGCGGTTGCGCGACAACGGTTGAAACGAAGGTCGGGGTATGACTGTAGATCCCCGGAGACGCAATCGCTTTAATCCAGAATTTGCGCTCACCATCAAAGCCCGAGGGCAAGGTATAGCTGGTGGATTTGATCTCCGCCACAAAGAGCGAGGCATCCCAAGCCGAGCCTTCACGAAGCTCGTACCCCACCACTTCTGGCTCGGGATTGGGTTGCCAGCGAAACTCCAGCCGATTAGCCGACTGCACTACATCGAATTGCTTCACCGTCGTAGGTGCTTGCAGATCCAACAGATAGGTTGTGACGTTCGTGCTGAAATTGCCCGACGTATCAAAGGCTCGGATGTGATACGCGTAGTTTCCTGCGGCTGACTGGTCATGCACCATTTGGGTCGCTGCGGTCTTGGCGACCAATTGACCCTGATCCCAGTTCGAGCCAACGCGAACTTCATAACCTGCGAGATCGGCGTCTGTCAGTTCATTCCAGGTCAGTAAAAGATCGGTGACCCGACGCTGGACGGTGAAGCCCGTGACATCCGAGGGTGGCAGCGTTTTACCCAACACCGTGGCATTGAACGTGGCGGCCGGGCTCTCCTTACGGGTCACACCAATGGCCCTGAGGCTAAACTCATACGGCCCTTCGACCGCGTCCCGGATCTCGGCATAGTTGGCCGAAGTCAGTGGCAAGCTCACAAAATTCCCACCGTTGGCCCGATAGGACAGCCGGTAAGCGATCGCTGCTGGTACCTCTTGCCAGGAGATTTGCACCAGAACCTTGGCTTGATCCTTGACCCGGTACAGGCTCTCTTTTATCGACAAGCCGGTGGGCGCTGCGGGTTGGTCTGAGAGCAACGTAATCGATCGGGGCTGGAGGGCCAAGCCTTGTTCGATGGCGGCGTACTTGCCGGGGTTGTGTGCCAGCGCCGTGACTTCATGAATGCCTGGGTCTTGCTCGGCAACGGCCACAACCCGAAAGAGTTGTGGCTCAACTTCGATGGAGGCCAGCACCCAAATAGACCCCGTTTGTGGTGCTGCCGAGAAGGGACTCGTGACCGTCACGGTCCGACCAGAGGCCGGGCCCACGCGCTTTTCTTCGACTGCGCCGTTGGGCAATACGACAGAAAGCCGCCAGGCACGCGGCGCTGGTACATCCTGATCCAGAACGATCGTCGAGGTCGTTGCAGAGACAATCCGTCCACCCAGCCGCAGCCCACCCCGGACTGGATCAGCGACTTTGATCACATCGCCCGGTCGCACGACTGCACCTTCTAGCCCGGTGCGGAAGGTAATGATCTCGGACTCGGACTGCTCGGAGTACAAGAGCCACTTGCCCACGCGATGGGCTTGACCCCGCGAGGTGCAACCCAGTGCTGCGATCTCGCTTTGCACTAGCCCATAGCGAGCAATGCCTGCGGCATCTTCGACGTATTCGACTTTCTGGCGATAAAAGTCCTCGGGGTCGTTCCAGCTGACCAGCACCACCGTATGGCGTGCTTTGGCAGACGACCCCTGATACGCAAACTCCCCATCGATGACATTACTTGGGGTGAATTGATAGACCGCGTCCGTCGGTGCGTCTTGCGTAACAGTAATCGCACCACCCGACCAGTAGACCATCCCCCGAAATATTAAGGCCATGTCCTGCACGACCTTGTATGCTTGCTCACGTGTTTGGAGATATAGATTGCAGGTAAAACGCGGCTCAAAGCCACCCAGCCCATTGGGTACCTGTTCATCACAATATTTCGCAACGCGATACAGCGCCCACTTATCAATCTGCGCTTCAGGGATGTAGCTGCCCAAGCCATACCGCGCGCTGGTCAGAAGATCATAAAAACACCACGCCGGGTTATCTGTCCAAGCGATCTTAAAATTGCCGTTCCACACGCCACTGTAGGAGCGTGTGGTCGGGTCGTAGTTGACGGGAATACGCACCCGCAAAAGCTTCATATCGTAGCTTCTGCGTGGAATCGTTGAAAACTGCGCTGCATCGACACGCAATGCGACTAACGCACTGTTGGGGTAGCGGAGCTTGCTTTCGATGACCTCGGTGTACGACTCCAAAAAAGTCTTGTTTTGAATGGCTGTTGATGTCGAGTCAGCCGTAATCCGCCGCACCCGAATCTCCCAAGGCGCACTTCCCGTTAATGGCACGTAGTAGCTGCGCTGGTACTTGGTGGTGGTTTTACCGGAAATCGTGTCTTTGATGACTTCAACAAATCCACCACCGTTGGTTTGGCGATCGATGGCAAAGCTGACCTCACTGCCATTTAAGTCGCCATTGGTGGTGTTCTGGTTGGTCAATTGAGGCACGCTCACCTTCACCCGAACCGCATCCACATCAGCGTCTGTGATCGATCTAACGACTGATTGAGTGGCTTTGACCTCTACACCGACCGAGATCTCGTTTTCAACAGAGGAAAAACCCGGCACATAGCTTTGCTGCTGAGTGCCGTTGCGAGACTCCAGTGTGATGCCGGTGAAATTATTCGACCCATCGGCATTTTGAATCGGCGTGTCATCCAGATACACCGACTGCAAACCGGCGACCAAGCCCTCAATCTCGCCTTCCGAGATCAGATCGACGACGCGTGCATAGGCTTTGGAGCGCAGGCTGTCGGGTGCTTCTTGTGCGACTCGAGCAGCACCGCCGCCGCTCTTGCCACCGCCGCCCGCGCCAATGATGAGGGATGTCATGCGGCCATCTCATCAATATCGATACCGGCACTGATCACAGCAGAGCCTACGATCAGTCGGCCATAGCCGACGGGTACCGGATGACCTTGTGCAGTGGTGTTAACAGCCCCATTAAAGCTGTAACTCGGCTTGTTCTCCGGTTGCTCATAGGGCTCAGCCGCTTTAGGTGTGGGTGCGATCATTTGCGACACGCCACCCAGAATCATGGCTGTGCCCACTGAATACAGAGTTGATTGCGACAGGAAGGCGCCGGATGCCGCCCACCCCATTGGGTTCCACCAGGCGACTGCCAGTAGTGCAACACCCAGCAGAATTTGCCCCAGGCCATCGCCACCGGCACCCGAGATGACCGGAGCAATGGTGACGTTTTGTAAGCCAACGGGGTCATGCAAACGATCCATGGTCAAGGCATCGCGACCCGCCA